CCCCGCTTCGGTTCGCGGCGAAGGTGGATTCTTCAATCGCGTGGCCTCGCTTGGGTTGAAGCAGAACAAGCACATTCCTGCGGCTTTTCTCAGGGCCGCAACGGCAGACCGCCGGGCGTTGCTGCAAGGCCTGATGGATACGGATGGCACTGTTACGACTGTCGGGCAGTGCAGCTTCTCGACTACCAGCGATGCGCTCGCAGCCGGCTTTGCGGAACTGCTCGGCTCGCTTGGGCTCAAGTTTACGGCGAGCAAGGTGCGGGCTTACGCCGTGGTCGGTTCCGATGTCCGCAGGGGTGTGGATGCCTGGAAATTCAGCTTTCGAGCCTACAAGGAGGACCTTGTTTTTCGCATGCCGCGCAAGGCTGACAGGCTTTCAGCGTCGGACGGGACCGATGGTTGGAAGCGGATCAGTGAAACGAAGCGCCGGCGGATCGTCCGGGTTGAGCGGTGCGAAACCGTGCCGACGCGCTGCATCAAGGTTGACAGCCCGTCGTCGCTGTTTTTGTGCACCGAATGGTTCATTCCGACCCACAACACCACTGCGATCCTGGCCGGCATGGGCTACCACATTCATCATGATCCCTGCCCGATGATGGCAGTCCTTCCGGACGACACCACGGTGCAGAAGTTCTCCGAGAAGAAGCTCGAGCCGTTCATCCTGGGCACGTCGGCGCTGCGTGAGCGCATGGGCGAGGTCGGCACGCGCAAGGTCAGGGGTCGCATCCGCGACAAGCCGTTTCCCGGCGGCTTCCTGACGCTGGTATCCGCGGGCGTGCCGAACGCGCTGCGAATGCAATCGTGCCGGATCATCTGGGCGGACGAGATCGACGGCTTCAAACTGTCGGCGGGCAGCGATGGCGATCCGCTGATGCTGGCGCATCGGCGCGCGACGACCTTCGTCAACCGCAAGATGGTCGTCTCATCGACGCCGGTCAACAAGTCGGACTCGATGATCGAGGCCTACTGGCAGGCGTCGGATCAGCGGCTCTATCACGTCAGGATGCCGTGCTGCGGCAATCTGCATGTGCTCGTTTGGCAGAATGTCCGTTGGGAAAAAGGCGATCCCAAAAGCGCGGCCTACATGTGCGGCTGCTGCGGCGTTCTTCACGACGAGCACGCCATCAAGATCGCTGCCTTGCAACTCAAAGGCAACGAGTGGATTGCGACCAAGCCGTTCACCGGCATCGCCGGGTTTCACATCTGGCAGATCTACAGCCCGTTTTCGCTGCTCAGTGAGATCGTGGCGGAGTACGAGAAGGCGACGACGCCGCAGAAAATGAAGGTGTTCGTCAACACCTTCCTCGGCGAAGCCTACGACGAGATGGCGGACAGCGGCACGACGGCCGAAGTCATCTACAACGGTCGCCGGCACTTCCCGGCGCGCCAGGTGCCCGCGGGCGCGTGCGTGGTGACGGCGGCAGTGGACGTGCAGGGCGACCGGCTCGAGGTCCTGATCACGGCCCATGGCCCGAACAAGACCATGTGGGTGCTCGAGTTGATCGTCGTCAATCAAAGCCCGTCGAGCGATGCGGCGTGGAACCGGCTCGAAGAAATACTGTCGCGGCGCTATCCGCAGGAAACCAATCCGGAGGTGATGCGGGGGATCGAGGGGGTCGCGATCGACTCGGGCGGACACTACACGCAGCGCGCCTACGACTTCGCGGCCATGAAGGGTCATCTTCTATCGCGCCCGTGGTTCGCGATCAAAGGCGTGGGCGGGGCGGGCAAGATCGCGTGGAAGCAATCGGACGGCGTTCGGCTGAAAGGCGGCGCGAAACTGTTCCTGGTGGGCGTGGACAGCCTCAAGGAGGAAATCTACGCGCGGATTACCACCAGGAGCGAGATGGAAAGTCGCATCTTCCTGCGTCACGCCGACGAGTTCGACATGAACCGGTGCGAGCAGATCATTGCCGAGGTGATCAGGACCGAGTTCGACAGCAGAGGCCGGGCGGTGCGCACCTGGGACCTGCCGGCAGGCAAGCGCAACGAGATGCTGGACCTGCTGGTCTACAGCGAGGCGGTGCATCGTTCGCTGGGCATCGACCACGAAGGACGGCTGAAAGCGATGGTCGAGACGAAGCCGTTCGACGCGGCGGCTTTGGCGGAACTGTTTTCTTGAGGGTGAACGATGCAGGGCGCCGGCAGCTTGGACATTTCCCGACTGCCGTGCCTGGAGCAGGCGCGGCAGCTTTATCAGGCTTACTTCGCGGTGCTGACCGGGAAGCAGCGCGTTCAGGTTCGGCACGGCGAATACTGGGTCGAATACCGGCCTTCGGCGCCGGGCGACATCAAGAAGCTGGAAGACCTTTACGAGACGATCCGCGCCGGCTGTCCGCAGGCGCAGTGTGAATTGCCATCTCTCCAGCGCGCTTGCGTCGGGAGAGGCGGGCCGCTGAGGGGATACGTCTGATGCAGCCGGTGGACGTGAAGAAGCCGAAGCCGGTCGAGGCGCCCAATCCCTGGGATCACCGGACGCAACTGAACAGCGAGATCGCGACGTGGACGCCGACGCTCACGTCCTGGGACAACGACATTCAGCCCGGCTTCGAGATCAACCGCGGGCGCGCGCGCGATCTGGCGCTGACCAATCCGCACGTTTTGAGCGCTGTGGAGACGCAACGGGATGCAGTGATCGGCCGGCGGTTCACGCTCGTTCTGATGCCCGATGCCGACTATCTGGGCGTGTCGGAGGACGAGGCGGACGAGTGGGCGGGATTGGTTGAGGCGGAGTGGCGCCGGTATGCGGAGGGCATGACGTTCGACATCGACGCCACGCGCAAGGCGACATGGACCGGGATCTGTCATCAGGCGCAGTACGGCCTGCATGTTGACGGCGAGGCCTTGGCGACGGTCGAGGCGAAGGACGGCCCCTATGGCTACCAGACGTGCATTCAACTGATCGAGCCCGAGCGGCTCGACGAACGCAACGCTCAGAACATCCATGGCAAGGACATCCGCCACGGTGTCGAGCGCGACCGGCATGGCGAGCCGATCGCCTACTACATCCGTGAATCGCATCCACATGACGCGCGCTGGACGAAGCCTGGGCAGATGCCGAAGCGGGTCGAGCGCTATGGCGAGTATGGCCGGGCGAAGGTGGTGCATGTGATGGACGAGCCGCGGCCGTCGATGACGCGCGGCGTATCGTCCGGCATGCTGTCGACTCTGGCGCCGGCGAAGATGCTGGACGTGCTGGGGCAGACCGAGCTGTCCCGCAACATCATGTCCGCGAGCTACGCGGCCGTGATCGAAAGCGAACTGAACTACGAGCAGGCTTTCAAGCTGCTCGGCGCCGGCGGCGTTTCGGCGCCGAACAATCTGACGGCGGCGGCGGTCGAGCACATCAAGTCCGTGGCGCCCTACCATCAGAAGATGGGCATGCGCTTCAACGGCGCTCGCGCACTGCATCTGTTGCCCGGCGAGAAGTTCAATCTCGTGCAGAGCGACATGGAGGGCGTGCAGTTCGAGGCGTTCGAGAAGGCGTTCCTGAAAAAGATCGCGGCCGGCCTCGGAGTTTCCTACGAGGAATTGTCGCGCGATTATTCGGGGGTCTCCTACGCCGCCGCGCGCATGTCGGCCGAGACGGCCTGGCGCCGGTATCTTCGCCAGCGCTCGATGTTCAATGCCAAGTTCTGCATGCCGATCGTGTCAGCGTGGCTGGAAGAAGCTCTGCTGCGCAAGCGCGTGCCGATGCTGGGTTCGAAGTTCAAGGTGACGCGGCGAGGCTACTCGCTGGCGCGCTACGGGCTTTGCCGGGGCGAGTTCATTTCCTGGGGCCGGCCGATCATCGATCCGGTCAAGGAAACGACCGGCGCGCACATGCGCCTGGCGCTCGGGCTGACCACGATGCGGGACGAAAGCGCTGCGTCGGGCGACGACTACGCGCTGGTTCTCCGGCAGCGTGCTCGCGAGGTGAAGGAGCGGGCCAAGCACGGCGTTCTCAATGCGAACGGCGTCGATCCGACCCTGGTCATCGGCGGCGGCAAGCAAGGCAATCCTCAGGAAGAACGCCGCGCCCGATCCGATGGCGCCGGTTAAGGAGTCATCATGGCCGATCTTCCGATGTTGGCGGACCGATTGCTCAATCGGCCGCACATGGTCTTGCCGTCCTACGCCAATCAGGTGGCGGCGGCGCTGGCGCATCGCTTGAACGCGCAGCCGGTGCTGGGCACGAACGCGCCGATCACCAGCCGGCCCGCTCGCAGCCCGACGATCACCAAGGGCGGGGTTCTGATCCTGCCGATCGTCGGCGGCCTGATGCACCGCGGGGACGGGCTCGACGCTCAGTGTGGAGCGCAGAGCTATACGAACTTGCAGAACATGCTGGTGATGGGGCTGGCCAATCCCGATGTGAAAGGCATCCTGCTGGACATCGATTCACCGGGCGGCCAGGCCTCGGGGTGCTTCGAGTTCGCGGACGTGGTTCGCGACGCCAGCGCGAAAAAACCGATCTGGTCCATTGCCAATGCTCTGGCAGCCAGCGCGGCCTATGCGATCGGCTGTTCTGCGGATCGCTTCTATGTGACGCCTTCCGGCGAGGTCGGGTCGATCGGTGTGTGCTTCATGCACGTCGATTACTCGAAGATGGTCGAGCGGGCGGGCATGGCGATCACCTACGTCTATGCCGGCAAGCACAAGATCGACGGCAATCCTTACGAACCGCTGCCCGCGGCGGTGAAGCAGGAAATGCAGGTCGCCATCGACGAGATGTATCAGGGTTTCGTGTCGCTGGTCGCTGACCGGCGCGCGATGGAGGCAAAGGAGGTGCGCCGAACCGAAGCGCGCTGCTTCCTGGCCGAAGATGCGAGAAAGCTGCGGCTGGTGGACGAGGTTGCGTCGTTCGACGTGGCGCTCGACGCTTTGACGCAGCACGTCAACAAGGCCCCGGTGTACCGGGTCAACAGCACTGGAGCATCGAAGATGAGCAAGAACGAGCCGCAGGTCGAGGGCCTGTCGGAGGCGCTGGCGCGCGCTCGCGCGGACGGGGAGGCGGCCATGGAGGCCCGGATGCAGCCGAAGCTCGCGGAGGCCTACGTGGCGGGCCGCAAGGATGCGGCGGCGATCTTCGCTTCGGATGCAGCACAGGGCCGGGGCAAGGCGGCGGCGGTGTTCGCGGCCAACCCGAAATTCTCGGCTGACGAGGCGATCGCTCTGCTGGGCGTGACCGCCAAGGAAGACGAGCGCGAGGGCGATGCTCGGGCGAAAGCCTCGCTCAAGAACGATGCCGCCGGCGTGACGGCCGACAAGGCCGATGACCGCCCCGGCGACGGCGACGACTACCAGAAGATGGTCGCCGGCTACCTCACGCAGTACCTCCCCGCTCAGAAGGCGTCGTAAACCATGACCCAATCCAACCTGCCTCATCCCGCGTTCGGCGGGACGGTCTCCGCGCTGGTGACGAACGACCTGTTCATGCCCGGCAAGGACCCTCGCTACATGCCGATGAAGATCGCCATCGGCCAGACGATCGAGCGCGGCGCCGTGCTGGGCCTGATCACCGCGACAGGCCTGGTGAAGGTCTCGGAAGCGGCCGCAACGGACGGCTCGGAGGTTCCGAGGTTCGTGGCGCCCGACGACATCAACACGACGGCCGACACGGTGCCGCCGACGATTTCGGTGTTCGTCGAGGGCGCGTTCAACGAAACGGCCCTGGTGTACGGCACCGGGCACACGGCGGACACGGTTAGAATCCCGCTCATGGAGCGCGGGATCTACCTGAACGCGCCGCGCTACAGCTACGCCTGAGGAGCGATCAATGACTGTTGGACAGATCAACCGCTACACATCGTGGTCTCAGGACACGCCGGTCGAGACGCGCGATCCGATGTTTTCCTACCTCGTGCCGAAGTTCTTCGGCCCGGTGGTGCAGTTCGACACGGAGTTCGTCGAGTTCGATATCGTCGAGGGCGGGGTGCGGATCGCGCCTTACGGCTCGCCGTTCTCGCTCGGCAAATCCACCCGCGAAACCGGCTATCGCACGTACCAGCTCAAGCCGGCCTACATCAAAATGCTGGACACGGTTCGCCCCGAAAGCGGCTTCGTGCGGATGCCCGGCGAGAAGTACGGCGGGCAACTCAGCCCGCGCCAGCGCCTCGCCATGGCGGAAGCGAAGAAGATCGTCCTGCATCGCGAGATGGTCGAAACGCGCTGGGAACAGATGGCGGCCGAAGTCCTGTTCACGGGCAAGCTGACGATCGTGGACGAGGACTATCCGCGCGCCGTGGTCGATTTCGAACGCGATCCGAACCTCGATCAGACGATGGGTACGCTGTGGTCGAACCCGGCTGCGGACATCATGTCGGACATCGTGATGATGGCCGACGCGGTGAACACGGCATCGCGCGGGAACGCCATCGTGGATGAACTGCTGATGCCGACCCGCGTGTTCGACGCGATGATGAAGAACGCCGGCATCCGCGAGCAGTTCGACCGCAACAAGAACCTCGGCGCCACACAGAATGGCGGCTTCGAAACCGGCCCGCGGTCGTCGGACAAGCGGCCGAAAGTGCGCGGCACGCTGGCGAGCCAGTACGTCGTCACGACCTATGACGGCTACTACGAGGACGACCTCGGCGCGCAGAAGCCGTTCATGCCGCTCGACAAGGTGCTGTTTGCGTCGAACCTGTCGATGGAAGGCCGCCGCTATCACGGCGCGATCCTCGACATGGATGCGAACATCGCTCCGGTGGAGATCTTCACCAAGTCGCGTGAACTGTGGAACCCTTCGGGCGTAGAGGTGCTGACTCAGTCGGCGCCCATGCTCGGGCTTCGCCGCCCCAACGCCGCTGGCGTTGCCAAGGTTCTGTAATCGGACGTGCGTCCATCCTGACCCACCCGTCGCCCACCCTTGCGGTGGGCGACCCTTCGTTTTTCCTCAAAGGAGCGTTCCATGCCGGCACCCTCGCCGACCGTTGCCAACATCGAGAGCGTCACCATCCAAGCGGCCAAGACCAACGTCACGGTCGGGAAGGCGACGGACTACAAGGTGGAAACCTACACCGCAGGGCAGTCGCTCAAGGTTCACAAGAGCGACAAGCCCATGCTGAAAAAAGCAGGGCTGATCCCGTGACCCAAACCGCAAAGATCGTCGCGCTGAAACCGTTCTCGGGGTCTTATCCGTGCAAGCACGAGGACGCCGACACCGTTGCGACGGTGTATGCCGAGAAGGAAGGCGGTATCGTCAAGTCTCTGCAGCCGCGCAAGCGGTACGCAGGACGGGTGGCCGTCACGCGCCACGCCCGCGCCGAAGAGATCGACGCGGCGAAGAACGGCAAGCTGCCGAGCCACGTCGAACTGCACCCGAGCAAGCTGCAAGTTACCGTGCATCCGGTGCCGGCGGTGATCGAGGTGCCGGAAGACGTGGCCGCCGAACTGGTGAAGCGCGGCCTGGCGCGGCGCTACGAGCAGGACGCAGGTCCGCTCGGCACCGGTTGATCGAGGCAAGACATCGCGACCGGCGCCGGAAATTCCGGCGCCGTTTGCTTTTGGGAGGCGGACCATGACGCGCAAAGTGAGCACGCCGAGGGGCGCGAGTGGTTCATGGGGACCGGGCACCGGCCGGGCGCCTGGGCACCAAGAGGTCGATCTGGTCGTTTCGACAGGCGGCGGGCTCGACATCGATGCCGACAACAACGGCTCGACGAACCGCATCGGCGGCGCCAGGACCGGCAAGCCCGCCTTCCTGCCGTACCCCATGGCAAGCTGGCTCGCGCGGCTGAAAGGGGTTTTCTCGACAACTCCGATCACGACGCTGGACGACCGCTACATCGACGATCTCGGCAACCTGTACGCCGACGAACTCGATAATCACTATCTCGTTGTTGCAGGACCTTGACCCATGACCGATCGCCGCTTTTCCTCGCTCACCGCCAAAGTCCCGGCCGCAGGTTCGGCCATGCCGTTCACCGACGCGGGCGACGGCAAGGACTACAAAATCGATCCGTCAACGCTGGCGAAAACCAGCGATATTGCCAGCAAGGCGGATCAGTCGGCGCTGACGGCCGAAATCACGGCGCGCACCAACCAGGACACGACGCTGAACGGCAACGACATCGCATCGGGTGCGGTCGTCGGTTCGAACATCGTGCTGACGCTGAAAAACAGCGCTCAGATTTCCATCAATGTCTCCTCGTTGCTCGCAGACATCAAATTGCAGTCCGGCGTCTACAATGCGAGCACGAAAGCGTTCGACTTCACGCTCAGCGACAGCTCGACCGTCAGCGTTCCGGCTGCCGATCTTCTGCCGGTGAACGTCCAGCAGTCCATTCAAGGCAACGGCGCCGGCACCGCCCTGTCGCTGGTCGGCGACAGCGCCTCGCCCGGCAATCTGAAACTGTACGGCACCGACGCGGCCGGGGCGCGCGGCTTCTATGCGGCGCTGCAGTTGGGCAGCGCCACCCCGGTCATCAACGGCGTGGCGGCGTCCGGATCGGCGACGGCGGCAGCCAAGGAAGATCACGTTCATCCGACCGACACTACGCGCGCGGCGACGGCAGCGATCGGCATCGCCGGCACTGACGAAAATCTCGGCACGATTGTCGATGATTTCACGGCGCTGACGGCGACGGAGACGGTCAAGAGCGCCGTGCAGAAACTTACCGGCCGGTCGATGATCGACTTGCGCGGGCACATGGAAGACCTCGGGCCGATCAAGGCCGGGATGCTCGTCACCGGTTCGTCGTCGGCGCTGACGCTCGCATCGACTTCCGGTCGCGTGCGCAGGCCGAACGGCGGCGCGTTCGTGGTGACGAACCACGCATCCCAGGCGACCGTCACGTTTGCGACCTACAAGCGCGATGGTCTTGTTGCGTCCGGCATCACCGCCGTTCCGGTCACGAACTACGACGCCGCCGGCACGCTCACGCTGCTCTCGACGGCGACCCGTGCGCAGATCATGCGGCTGTACGCGCACCGCTCGACCGCGAACACCTTCGCGCTGCTGTACGGCCAGACCGAGTACTCGAACTTCACCAACGCGGCGGCGGCGCTCGAAACCGATCAGGTCATCGTGCCGGCGGGCCTTGCCGACTACATCGAGATTGCGCGGATCGTCGTTCGTCGCGACGCTCTGAATTTTGCATCGACGGCGACCACCCGGATTCTGTCAACCGACAAGTTCGGGGAGATCGGCGGCTCGGCATCGGACAGCCCGTTGATGGTCGGCGCGACGGCATCGGTCGCCGGCGCGTCCGGCTCCGTTCCCGCGCCTGCGGCAGGAGACGATTCCAAACTGCTGCGTGGCGATGGGACGTGGCAGACGGTCGTGTCGGATGCCAAGGACTGGGCGGCGAATACGCCTGTTCAGGCCAAGGAAATTCGAGTCGTCAACGTGCAGGGCGTGGCGACCTATTTCCACTCGCTTTCGGCGCGCACGACCGGCGCGGCATTCGATCAGGCGGAATCTGCGTTCTGGATCCGCATCGCACAGGCCAGCGTGGGCGCGTTCGTGCCGAACGAGCTGCGTGTGGCCGGGCAGCAGATTCTCGAATCCGGCCTCTCCTATCAGGCCAACTCGAGCGGCACGACCGGCGCGACATTCTCGGCTGACATCGCCAACTGGACGGCGCTTTCCCCGATCGGCGCGACCGGCAACCGGGTTGATCTCGCCAACTTCACGGCCAACGGCTCGGCAGGCACGGCGGCAGCGACGGTGGATGTCGCGACGATCCTCAACTTTCCGCAAACCACAGCCGGCATCACCGTGACGCTGCCGAACCCGACGACGGCGACCACGCACAAGACGCTGGTGCTGGAGAACACCGGCACTGCGGATATTGCCGTCAGTGGCGCAGCTTCCGGTTCGGACACGCTTGTCGTTCCTGCAAACGGCGGCGTTCGTCAAACCGGCTGGAACGGAACGCGCTGGGCCGCGGTGAGCGCGGCGAATGTTGTCGCGAGCAAGGCCTACGCGAGTCGCGGGGGTATTCAGAGCGGCCTGTCCACTGGCACGGTCGTAACCTGGCCTACTCCGTCGCTGCTGTTGGGCAGCGACATCACGTTCGATGCCGGGACAAGCCGCTTCACTCTCAAGGCGGGCAAAACCTATGGCATCGAAGCGGACTGCGGTGGCATTGTCGCTGGAGCAGCCAACGGCTCCGGCGTGAACTATATTGGCCTCGAGCTGTTCAACGTGACGGCAAACGCTCGCATTGGCCGGACGCAGTTCAAGAACTTCGTCCCGTCGAACTATGCATCCTCTGCGCTGTATGAAGGCGAAAGTGACGGGCCGGCATTGGCCTACATCACGCCGACCGTTGACACGACGATCGACTTCCGCGTCCTCGTTATCGGTGGCGTCACCGGCATCAGTGGTGGAACCGGCCAGTTCATAAACGACAGCAACGCTCAGCGCGCCTACATCAAGATCGAAGCCGTTGCAGGCTTGATGGAGATTTCTGGCGTCGCTGCAGACTTCATGTATGCACAGAGCACTGGCGCGATTGCAACTGATCCGTTCCCGACCACTAACGGTTCCAACGCGGCCACGTCGGCCTTCGAGTTCGGCGACACCGCCAATCGCAAGTCGTCGGGCGGCAGCATCGTGCAGATCGATGACAAGACGTTCTCGGTCACAGGTGGCATGTTCGATGTCGATGTGAGCATGGGCTCACTGGCCCTGTCGGCTGCGTTTCAGTACAGCGTTGTCGACATTACAGCAGGCCCGACAGCGGGCGTTCCTGTTGGTCGCGGTGGGCAGGTTATTCCAGTCAACCAAGCAGCCAGCGCGACATCTGAGCCCAACGCGCGGGCTTTGATCGACGCGAACGGCACTACGCGCACGTTCCAGGTGCGCATGACAGCCGGCACACTCCCGACTGGCTACGACGGCGGTGCTCAGTTCTCGCCTCGCATCAGGATCGACAAGCTGGGCGGTACTCCGCTCAATATGTCGGCGTACTCGAAGACGAACGATCAGACGGCATCGGGCTACTTCGATATCGGGGCGATGCGTATCAACTGGGGACGGGCCTCCAATGTGAGCAGCATCACATTCCCAGGCCCGTTCAAGTCCGGCACCATTCCGTCTGTGACGGTGACGCCTGAAACGAGCGGCCCTGTGTCTGGAGTGCAGAGTGCCCCGCCGACCAGCATCAACTTCTCGGCTGGCGTCGTCAACACGCAGACGAACAGTTGGACCACCAACGGCTGGGCTTGGATGGCGATCGGTCAAAAGCCGTGATGCGCCAGGTCCGGAAACGGCCCACGACGAACGTCCCTCCGGCTCTGCCGGGAGATCTATGCAATGAAAACCGCGAACGCGATTCTCGGCTGGGCGGCGTTTCTCGCGCTTCTCGGCTACGTCTTCGCCGTGCCGCTCGGCTTGAGGTGATCCCATGCGACTTCGAACTGTGGCCGCGGTGCTGTGCATCGCGAGCGCTTCCGGCTGTCATCCGGTGCTGGCCGACAGCATTCGCGTGATCGACGGCGATACCATCGCGGTGACGAAGGAGGCCAAGGCGGGCTTTCTCGGTTTCGGCGCGGAAGCCGGGCAGCAGTTTTCCTGTCGCATCCACGGCATCGACACGCCCGAGCTGAAAGGCAAGTGCGAGCGGGAGAAGCAGCTTGCAGGCAAGGCGCGCCTGCGAGTGATGAACATTCTCGCGGTCGGTTCCGTCGATGTGCAGGTGCTCAAGGGCGCCGACAAGTACGGTCGCAAGCTCTGCCGGGTTTCGTCGGGAGGACGCGATGTTGCGGACACGCTTGTCTCGGAAGGGCTGGCCCGCCGCTACGACGGCAAGGGCGCCCGCAAGCCGTGGTGCTGACGGCGCCCGAAAGAACACTGAAAGCCCCTGGGCGAAAGGTTCGAATCGGGCGCTGGCGTTCGTTCCGGCGCGCCACATTCCGGATCGTCGCCCGGTCGCACGCCGCCGGCGCGGACTGTCGTTCCTGGTCGGCGTCTCGGCAGGCCTGATCGTGGCGGCGTGCGCGCTGTCGATCGGGCTGACGCCGGGGCGGCACGCCTGGGATGAGACGCCGACCATCGAGGCCATCCTGTCGTGCGAAATCGGCGCGGATGGCCGGGCGACCGGGCGGCGCTATCTGCATGGACGATGCGAGGATTGAAAATGTCTCTCGAGCGAAAACTGATCATTGCTGCGCTGGCGATCCTGTCGGTTCTGATCGCGGGGGCGCTTGGGCGGGTAGCGCGTGCGCAGGACGCCCCGACGCGCTTCTATTCGATCGATCATCGCGAGTACCGCGAAGCGTCCGATCTGGATGCCGAAGTGCATCCGCCCCGCCGGTCTCCCCAGGTTCGAGCGTGGCGCGCCCATGCGCCGCGGGCCGTCCCCCGTGCCGTGGCGACGACCGCCAAGGCGGAAAATGAGCCGGATGGCCGGCGCTGCTGGCTGGCGGTGCGCACGGTCGGCGACCAGCACATCACCGTCGAAGACGCGCGAGAGGAAGCCGTGAAGGCCTGGCGCCAACAGGTCCGGCACGACCTGGGCGAGAAGGCCGCTGACTTCGACTACGCGGAGCAGGCGACGTTCTCCTGTCCGCGCTCGTCGGTCGGTTCGCTCGCGGGCCGTGTCTACTACCGCTGTGAAATCATTGCCCGGCCCTGCCGGGTACGCCACGAGCCGAGGACGAAATGACCAATCTCGAACTGATCGCGTATCTCGACCTGCAGCCGGACAACGTGGCGCGCGTGACCGACGTGATCGAGTTGTTCGGTCCCGATGCCGGCGCTCTGATCGACGAACTGGTGGCGGGCGGGCTGGCGATCCGCGGTCCCGCCGATGCGTTCGGCGGCGCGGAAGCGGTGATGCTGACCAAGACGGAAGGCGGCTACACGGCCCCGGCCGATCCTCTGGTTTCGCCGACGATGCCGCGGTTGATGCAGGCCGTTGGCGATGCGATCGGAAGGGAGCCCCAGGGAATGACCCTGGCTCAATTTCTC